TTTGCGCCTCATTCGGCGGGTCGTTAGCTCAGTTGGTAGAGCAGTTGGCTTTTAACCAATTGGTCGCTGGTTCGAATCCAGCACGACCCACCACTATTCCGAGGGCCCGCTTGTTAGCGGGCCCTTACTTTTTTGGGGCCAGGATCAAAGCGAGGATCAAAAATCACCTCGTACTATCCACCTCTTCCGCCTTCCTGACGTATACGTCCCGCATCCTCGCCGACCGGTGGCCGCCGTGGTGGTTCTTGTGGTCTGTGATGCCCTTCGCCTTGATGTCGTGCACCGTGAAGCGGCGCCGTAGCGGCGGGCTTGCCTCCTCAGCCTTGCCCAGGGCTCGAACAAAAGCACTGCGCACCGCGGAGTAGGTCACCGGCTCTCCGTTGGCTCCATGGAGCAGGTAGGGGCTGATTACACCCCTGTGGAGCGCCTGGGCCGCCCTGACGGCCTCGCGCAGCCGATCCGACCAGCGTGTCAGCTCGCTTTTGCTGCCCTTCGTGCGGCGCAGCAGGACGCCCTCATCGCTCAAATCGGCCCGGCGCAGGGCCAGAACCTCGCCGACCCGGGCGCGCAGCAGGTAGGCGAGCTCCATCACGACAGCGAGCATGTCGGATCCGCACCCCTGGACCAGCTCGAACTCCCAATCCTCGATGTACCGGTCCCGGCTCTGCCCGGGGAACAGCCTGACTCCCTTGGCCGGATTGCTGTCCATGTGGCCGTATTCAATGGCCCAGCTGAACACCGCCCGGATGAACTGCAGTTCTCTGTTCGCCGAAACCGGTGTGCCGGCCCGCCCGTCCCGGTACTTGGAGAACCTGGGTGGTGTGAGGGCTGACAGCGGCGCTTCGCCCAGCGTGCGGCCGTTACCGGTAGGGAAGTTGCGGATCGTGTCGGCATGGACCCGGTAGGCCCGGCGGGTCCGCTCAGCCCGGGCGGCGAACTGGGGGCTTGCTAGATACCGGTCCAGCAGCCAGCCAAGGCTGCGCCCGGGCGTCCTGGCCACCTGGTCCATGTAGGCCGCGATGATGTCCCGGTGGCTGGCCCTGGCCGATAGCGGCCGTCCGTCCGCGCCCCTGAGCGTCACCACCCGGCCAAACCGGCCTTGGCCAAGATATTCCCGCCAGACCACCCGGTCCTTGCTCTTCTTCCGGTGGACGTACTGGGGCAGGGCAGTGTCCCGCCTTGTGCTGCGCTGTCGCCCCATCAGGCCACCGGATCCCAGCCGTCGTTGCTGGCGTCCAGGCCGGCACGGTTGATCGCTTCGACGGTGGTGCCCAGCCGTCCGTCCTTGCCGGCCAGATACCAGATATGGTGCTGATCCAGCCATCGCTGGAGGTCGCGCCGCCGCCGGTAGCCGGTCATTTCCATCAGCTCTTCCTCAAAGATCAGGGCAGGGTGGCCCATATCAGCCTCCGTTGTCCGTTTTGATCATCACCCAGGCCAAGCCCGCGGCCACGGCCAAGACCGCCAGCAGCGCCAGGGCGGCTACGATTTTGATGGCGATCATTTTCCCTCCTGGGTGAGCACCGCCCGCAGCCGGGCCACATCACCGGCCAGGTCGTGCTTTTCCTGGAAATAGTCGTCTGCGTAAGCGCCCCAGTCCTGAATCAGGGTGATGGCCTCGGCCAGCGCCGTCTCCAGATCCTGAATGCGGTCAACGTCCGAAGAATTCCGGGACGAACAAGCCTCCAACTGAGCCTCCAGGTATTCGATCCGATCAGCAGCCAAGCGGCGAAAGGTTTCGTGTTGGTGGCGCGACGCCGGATCATCGGCCCAGAACAGCTCCGCCGGCATTCGCAGTACGGCAATCGTCATCTTGGACATCATTCCTCCCTGCCGCGCTGGGCGGCCCGTGGGTTGCATTCGGGGCAGGTGACTGAGCCGTCGCGGTGCTTCACCCATCCGTCAAACCGGGCCGAACGCCACGCCTGGGACTCGTTTATCCCGCCATACTGCCAGGCGCCACCGGAGCGCGGGCTTTTCAGTTCATGCTCATCGAAGGGCTTAGCATCGCAGTACAGATGCAGGACATAGCCACCCACAATCACCCGCCACCCCCACGCCCCTGGTGGGGCTCCGCCAGCTTGTACATTCCTCGCATGCCCCGCTCGACTCGGCGCACCTTCCCCTGTCTAATCAGACGCTGGATAGCCGCGCTGATGCCCAACTCCTTGGAGCGGAATCGGTCAGTTTCGGGGAATGCTGAAAACTGAATATGTGGCGCGCCCCACCAGCCGTTGCTGTTCTCGATCTTGCGGGCATGCTTAAGGACAAGCGCTTCCATTTCTTTCGGATCGCGTTTCACTGCTCCCCTCCCTCTGCCATGGCGGCAGCGGCGCGGACGATGGCGCGACGGGTTTTATATAGCTCGTCCTGCATCGCTAATTCTGCATAGCCATCAAACTCCGGGCGGATGCCTAGCGCCACCATTAGCCGGAATGCGTCGCCGTCGTCTTCCAGGGGATTCCATCGCCCAGTTGTTTGCATCCAGATAACTGGGATACCCACCGCCTTCGCGGCCAGCTCCAGCATCTCGCGGTCTGTGCGCTCAGCGGTCATGATGCACCTCCATTCCAGGACCGCGACGGGTCAGCGTCCCAGGCCAGGAAATCGCGGAATGAATCGAAGCCATCCCCGAACTCGCGGTACCGCTGGTACCGGGCCTTGGCGCGCCGCTGGCGGGCCGGGAGTTGACGGACGGCGCCCATGCCCTGGTACTCAACCCGCCACGTCGGGTGGCAGGGGTATACCGTGCCCGGCTCGTCCTCGTCGAACAGCACGCCGATGTAGGCGCCGCGATCCTCGGCGATCACTCCGGGCTTGCCGGCCACCTCGACCCGTCGGCCCACCTCGGCGGGCACGCCGTAGTAGTTTCGGATGTACTGGAAGTCTACGCGCTCAGTCATGGAAACCTCCATTGGTGGCAGTGGCCGCCAGCGTGGTGGCGAGAATGGCATGGGCATTGAAGCGGCGCCGTTTCGCCCTGGCTGCTCGCGCCTGATGCTTAATCCAGGCGGACTCCGGCATGGTCAGCCGGGCGATATACCGGAACAGCGGCTCGACGCGGTGCCGGTTGCGCTTGGCCTCGTAGCGGGCGTTGGACTCTGCCACCCGCTGGCGCTTCCGGCTCTGATTGCTGTAGGGGGTGCGCTCAGTCATCGCGGTGCTCCTTCTGGCGGCAGACATGGCCGTAGTAGTACGTGTACCAACCCAGTTCGCTGATCCGGTAACCCCCGCGCCCCCGCCCGCGCCCGATCTGGACGCGCTCCACCAGGCCGTCCGCCACCAATGGTTTTAGGGCGCGGCAGGCGTAGGAGCTGGCCTGTGCGTAGCTTTTTCCCAGTGCGGCGCCGACATCAGTGGGGCTGTGGGCGTTGCTGTCATCAAACAAAAATTCCAGTGCTTGGCGGCGCTTTTCAGGCATTGCGCGCATCGTGTCGCGCGCGGCCGCCTGCTCTTTGCTCAAGAAGTGGGTATTCATGACGGCTCACCCTCCTTCCCGGCGCGGATACGCCCATGGTTTTGGTGGAACCCGTAAAGGCGATTTGCCTCTGCCCGAGCGGCAGCAGCCTCGGAAAGGTCATCAAATGCGCCCAGGTTGATGGTTTTCCCGTTTGCCTTGATCGCAGCTATCCATTTTTCGGAGGACTTCGACCAGCTAACTCCAAGCACGCCGGAGCTGTTGTTCTTCTGGACGGGTCGGTTTCTGCTGTTTTCCAGACAGTCAACATTTCTCATGTTCCCGAGTCGGTTGTCTGTGCCGTCGCCGTTGATATGGTCAATGGTGATCGGCCACTCTCCGTACACCATCATCCATATCAGTCGGTGGGCTAGGAGATTTCGCCGCATCAGGGTTACTTGCCGATACCCCTCCTTGTTCACAAAGGCATCCGCCGGCCTGCCTGCGCGCTGTGTGTTCCATGAATTCACATGGGAGTCACGACAGAACGGGCCGCCCGGCTTTCTTTTCTTCCAGTAAAGGCGCCCAGAGGCGTCATCGTAATGCAGGTGGTCAGTGAGAACTTTCTGAGTAAGATCAATCATGGTTGCCTCCGAGTTTCCGGAGACGTGCTATCTCACCGTGGATGCGCTCCCTTTCGTAGTACAGAGTGCATTCACAGCAGTGCTCGCTTTTGTCCAGCGGCTTAGGGTTCTGCGGGTCGATTCGCGGCACAATGCGTTCCAAGAGTGCCGCTATCTCCCGCTCATCCGGGGCGTGCTCGATGTACTCTTCCATAGCGACTAGGCACCGGCGCAACTGCTGCCATTCGTAGTAGGTGCTGATGGTTTCGTATGGGCCGTTTTCAATTTGATCGACAAGCACGCGAGCATTATGTGCGGCTCCGCGAGGTGGCTCCGGCAACCCATCAGGATCGCTTACAGGTTGCTCGTGGGCCATTGTCCGACGGTCGCACAGGTCGCCCTGCCCAGTCGCAGCGGCATCGCAATAGCCTTTTTCGTCACAGCCGAGGCCAGCGGTGCAGCGGGTAACTAGCTCCCCGGCGGGCGCGGTGGGGGCGGCGGCGAGCATGGCGGCATACACCACGTCGTAGTTGATCTGGTCGCCCTGGGCATGTAGGGCCGCCGCGAACTGATCATCGGTCGGCTCCACCGGAACCAATTTCCACCCCTCCGGCACCGCCACCTGGGGCGCAGAGGAGGGCCGAACAAGGGGGATGCAGTATGCCTTCGTTGCCGACGCACTGGCGCCGCCAGATCGTTCGCTTTCCTGCTTCACCAGGGCAGGGATGACGCGCTCGCCAGCCTCGTCGGCGTACGCCCACACTTCGCCCGCCTCCCCCTCGGCATGGGAGAGGGCGGCGCGGATGGCAGCCTCCACCTTCGAACGCCCCATGTCTCTGGCTGTGGGCGCCTCGCAGTACGCCTTCCAGCCGGCCTCAAACGCTTCTCTCTGCTGCTCAGCCATTGCGGGCCTCCTTATCCTGGTACTGTTGAGCGATGGCCTTGACGTGCTTGAGTGCCTTGCACAACTCGTTCACGGTTTCCAGGTTCACCAGGACCTCGCGGCCCTCCTGGCTGATAACGATGATCGGGTTCGCGTCGTGGCACACCGCGATGGTCGGCTCGGCAATGCCCATTTCATCGCCGCAGTTCTGATGAACCAGGTGCGGGGCGTGCATCAATTTCTCGATACTCATGCGACCTCCTAAAATTCCAGTTCCCACCGGTAGCCGGCGCTGATGACGTTGAATCCATGGTCCTGGCCCGTCTCCACACTGCTGACGTGCTGGCCCTGGATGAACCAGTTGCGGTAGCTGATGCCGGCCTCCACCAAGCCCACCAGGGGCGGCAGGTCCATCGTGTACTCCCCGGAGTAGCGTTCGCTCTCGTAGGTCCAGCGTTCGGTCATGCCGATCTGGTAGCCCATGCCGCCCTGAACGTAGAGCGTCGGGTCGGCCAGGGCGGCGCAGGGGAGCAGTAGCAGTGCGTAGCGGATCATGGGCGGCTCCTCAGAAGGGAATTTCCCGGTCAAAATCATCTGCGGGCGCGTCGCTCTGCTGCTGAGCCTGGGCCTGCTGACCCGCCTGCTGGTTATCCCGTGGCTCGAACAGCGCCAGCCATACGCCGCCGTCATCGCCGCGTGGGCACCCCGCAGGATTGAATGAGGCGTCCAGCTTGAGCCGGAAACCGTGCTGGGTGCTGATGACCGCGCCCACCTTCCGGCTGATGTATTTGGTCTGTCCGTCTTTCTCGTAGGTGCCGGTGGTGGCGACCACGTCGTATTTCAGGCTCATATCTACCTCGCTTTCGGGGTTGTTAGTGCTTCGGGGAGGGGGAGCTTATCCAGCCGCTGCCGCAGGCTTGACTGATCAATGCCGAGATCCTTGGCCCAATCTTTTAAGATCTGCCTCTTGCCGTTGAACTCAATCCAGCGATTCCTGGATGTGTTTCGTGCTTGCTCTTTTCGGGTTGCCCATCGGCAATTTTCGGGGCAGTAATTTCCGTCATTGTTGTTGCGCTCAATGGACATGCCCTCTGGAGCTTCGCCCATATCGGAAAGGAAGTTCTCGTAGGACTGCCAGCGCACACAAACCGTGATGCCTCTGCCTCCATATCTGTGCCATAGCGAATGCTTTTCGTATCGGCACCGACCCAGCATGGCCTGCCATATTCGATAGGTCCTGGTGTTGCTAACCTTATGCTTCCGGCGCTTATCTCTCTCTACGCATCCACACGAGCGTGATTTTCCCCCGGATAAAGACGAGCCAAAGATGATTCGCTCATTGCCACAGTCGCAGACACACACCCATATAGATTTCTGATCATTGTTCTTGCCAACGGACCGAGTGCCGGCGCTCCGGATAACGAGAAGATTTCCGAACCTTCTTCCAGACAAGTCCAATCGATTGTGAGCCGGGCCACTAGGGCGGCGCGCCATTTTTACTGCTTCACTGCGAGCACGTGAAATTCCTGCCTTTTTAAATCTATATTGGAGAGTGGACACAGGTATCCCGGTTATATTGGATACCTGTGTCATGCTCATTCCGGATTGATAAAGCAGATCCGCTTCCATATCTCTCTCCGTTGTCAGTTCCCCCGAAGGGGGGCAGGTAAGGCCCGCCACTCCCCGGTGAGCGCCGGTTAAGCCGCGTCCTGCATTGCCTGGATGTACTCGATGGCATCTGTGGAAAGGTTCTTCATCACGAACTCGCGTTCTTCGGCGTCCAGCTCGCCCAGCACTTCCTCCACGGCGCCACGGTCATCACTGGAAACCGCATCGTGAATCGCGTCTTTGATGTCGTTGAACTGAGTGATGCCTGACTTCTCCAGCTCGTCGGCCTGCTTCTTGCCCTCGACCTTGTGGCCCTTCTCGAACGAGTTGTAGAGGGCGATCCAGACATGATCGGGCAGGGACAGGCGCATCATGTAGAATTTCAGCGCATCGCCTTTACGGAGCAGCTCCATGTACTCAGCGTGCTGCTCGATGGTGAACGCGGTGCCTTCGGACTGGTGCAATGCCTCAACAGCCAGATCAACGCGGCGCCGGTTCGGGGTCTGCGGCCAGGCCTTGTAGGCGCGCTTGAGGATGGTCTTCTTGGCCATTTCCTCGTACCAGTTGATCCAGGGCCCCTTTTTGCTCTGGTACGCTTTACTGGTGTCGCGAATCTTGTTGATCTCGTCCACCGGCATGACCTCGGTCAGGATCTCGCCATCGGGCAGCTTGGCGATGCAGTAACCGCCCTTGACGGCGCCGCGGTCGCTGAACGGGTCGGCCTCATGCATCGGGGCCTCTGCGGGGCCGCGCCATGCGAATTTGTCGTTCTCGTAGACCAGTTCCACTTTGGTCCACTTGATGGCGCCGGCATCGGTGGCGATCTTGCAGAGCCCGCGATAGCTGATGTCCAGACAAATGGCGCCATCACGGGGGACCAGATAGGCGTGCTGGGTGGCCGGGTTCAGGCTGATGCCGATGGCGGCAACATTCAGCACTGCGGCTTGCAGGCTGCCCGGGTTGTTCGCCGCCGTCTTCAGAGTGAACTCGTTCTTGAGCAACTGCTGGCGGGCGAACAGGCATTCCTGGGCGAAATCCACCAAGGCGCCATTTGCGGCGTCCAGCTCCAGGAATTTCGCTTCCTGCTTCTTCACGATGTCGATGGCTGCCAGGGCCATGTCTTTGGTGTTGCTAGCCATGTCGTGCTCCTATCAAATAAAAGGCGGGGCGGACCCCGCAAAACAACAGATCAGCGCTCTGTCGTATCGGTGTTCAGTGCTTTGGCGATGGCGGCATTGATGCGGTCATCCAGGCCAATTGGCATTTCGTATTGCGACCAGCCTCGGGCGAACTCCTGAACCTCTTGCAGCACTTTCAGAAGGTCCGGGGCGGCGGCAATCAATGCCGCGTCGTCCTCACAACGAATGCCAAGCAGCGGCGACACCACATCAAAATCATCCGTAGCGACGGTGAAGCACGTCGCATTGCTGCCGGGCGCAATCTGCTCGACACGGACCTCCCAAGCCCCAGGCGTTCCCTTGAACTCACTCATAACTCGCTCCTGCTGCGTCTTGGATTCGCTTAACCAGAGCCTCAGCCAGACGCTTCGGGCAGTCGTAGCCCTCTGCTGTCTCTGGCGGCCAGTGACCCGCCGCGACCATGGCGCAGGCTTCACGCTCTTCAGCCAGGGCAGTGCGGTAGTCCTCGTTGCCGATCTGTCCGAGCAGGAGGATCAGGCCAGCGGCCGCTACGGTTGCTGCGAGGAAATGGCTCATGCCGGCACCCCGCTTTTCAGGTGGTCCATCAGCGAATCGAAGGTGAAGTCGCTGGGCTGGTGGTCGGGCTTTTGATCAACGCGACGCAGGTTCTCGTGAGGCGTAGCCCCGAACCAGCCGCCGTCCGGGTGAGGCACGTCAATATCGACATCGCCCCGGTCTATATCTCCCTGGTAGGGGCTGGTTGTGGGTCCGAGCACAGTGACAATCGCACCCTTAAACCGAGGCGCCTTGTCGGCGGAAAGCACAACTACTTTGTCGCCAGCCCGCAGCGGGCGCCCGTTTACGTCGTGTCCGAGAATCTCGCTCATGACACCGCCTCCGCTGTGATGTGGCTGGATTCCAGGCGCTCAATACCGGCGGAAATGGCCAGCAGGCGCTCGCGGGCTTGGTCCGGGCTTTCGCCCAGCACAATGGTGATCCCGCACTCGACGAGGCAGTAGAACGCCTTGTCGCCTTCCTCGAAGCGGATCAGGTCCAGCTTCTCGTCGATCTGCTTGATGCGTCGGTTCATCACGGCTCATTCCTCCGTTCAAAAATCGTTTCCACCCAGCCCCAGGTCGGCGCCGCTTTCAGCACCGCGTCGTGGAACGTGTCCATCGCCTGACGCACATGCGGCGCCCAGGTCCGGCGAGCGTCGTCCGGCGCGAACACCGCGAGGCGCACAATCTCCACCGGATCAATCTCGCCGTCGGCCAGCGCGTCCTGGAGTTGGTCCCGGCTCATGCCGAACGTCTGGCGGCGGAACTCGCTCAGGCACAGCGGGCGGAACTCGGCGGCGCTGAACGCCAGGAACAGGACCAGCGCGTCGAACTCGGGCTCCAAATGCTCCTGCGCGCTGAACGCGGTTTCGAGCTCGTCGGACTTGAGCGCCTCCACCAGATACGCCTCGCACCATGCCTCGTAGGCGGCACGCTGCGGATACAGCGCATCCTGGTAATCCCAATCGCTGGCGGCTTGATGTGCGTTCATGGTTCGCTCCCGTAAAAGCCGGATTACTGTTCGGATTCGGTTTGGGAGATACCTTCCAAGAAGGTGTTGGCGGCCCTCAGCAGGTTGTCGGGCAGCTTTTTGGCCTCTTCCGTCTGAGCAACATGCACAGCGGCGGCGCCACCAAGAATCCAGGCCACGTCTTCCTTGTCGGGGTAGAGAGCAGGTACGGAGCCAAGCAGCGCCAGGGCGATAACGACGGACTTGAAGTGTCGGCGCATCGCGATGAAGCCTTTGCTTTCTGGGCTCAACTCGTCGCCACTCCAGTGAGTGTCAGAGCCGAAGCTGCTGAAGAGTCCCATCACGGATAGCGGCACGAAGTAGCCAATAGCCAAGATGAAAGCTGCGGCCGCAAATGCCGATGCGACGTTGCCGGCGACGATGTAGAGGTAAATCAAAAGTGCTGTGTTCATATCTCATTCCCCTGCGGGTTGTCCGTGTTGATGGGGAAAATATTAGCAACGCTGCTATTTCTGTTCAATAGCAATGCTAATAAAAAGTAGCATTATTTGTGACCGATCGGTCACGAAAGGGTGTTCAAGGGAGGGCAGTCAGGAAAAAGCCCGCTCAAGGCGGGCTGTGACGGGGCCGGTCAGCGGTATTGCTGGATGCCTATTGTTCGGTGATTGTTACCTCGGCAGGCAGATTTGGGCCCACCAAGCAGCTGGCAACATGGTTCGCCTCTGCGCCAAGAGCATTAGCGGCGCTGAACCCGATCCTTGCTCGACTTCTGCCGTTGGGAAGCTCCCGAACTCTATAGTCCAACAGGTCAGCCGACATGGAAGAGGGCCGGGTGAGCTTTCTTTTGATTGCTGCGACGCAGTTTTGGCGAACGGCGTCGCTTCCAAGGTGGCGAGCGACCTTCGGTGCGGCACTCTCAATCTCTTCTGGGGTATACCAAGTGTTGAAAGTGGCCCCGGATCGGTTTTCGCACATTACAAAGAAAACCGGGTTGTCGGGCGTGCTTTTGGATGCTGAGACATCGCCCATCACAACCTTTGCGCAGCCGGGGCTTTCCGCCTGTATGTGCATTGCCCGCTCAAGCAAGGGCTCATATTTTTTGTAGGCGTCAACGTAAATCTTTGCCGGTAGCGCGCCCTTCTCAAACGGCGCTGCCGCTTGTGCCGCACTCAACCATCCGGCCAGCGTTAGGGCCACAAAACCCCAAAGTGCATTCTTCATGCCCCCTCCTGGGTTGTTGTCATTACATCGGGTCGTACTTGCCGATCACCACGCCGCAAACGCTCCAGTCGCCGTCTATCTTGATGATCGGCTCCGGCCAATCTGGATTTCCCGGCTTGAGGAACGGCTCCCCTTCGTTGTACTGGATCTGCTTTAGCGTGACCTTGGCGTCGCTGTGGCGTTTGGCCACCACGAACTTGCCGCTATCTGGCGCCCTGTCCGGGTCCACGATGACGATCTCGCCGTTACGGATGCGCGGATCATTGCTGTCACCTTCAACTTTGAGGCCGTAAGCCCGTGGCCCGGCGCCAGGTGGCCGGAACGGCAGCCATTCGTCGGCCATGCCTGGCTCGAATGGATCTTCCGCTTCGCAGAACTCGCCAGCTTGAACATAGCTGATGATGGGTATCTGGCCAGATGGGACGGCGTAAACAGAAACATCCTCCTGCACTGAATCCAGCGTCCTGATCCGCTCCGAAACCTGTTCATATTCGCGGGCCAGCCTGGGCTTGAACGTCCCCACCGGCACCTGCAGGAGCTTAGCGAAGCGCATTGCGGCGCTGTCGTTTAACGGGATGGTGCCGTTGAGGTACTGACCGACCGCCCCCTGGGTCATATCCATTTCATCGGCCGCAGAGGCCTGTGTCAGCTTCAGGTCCTTTTTCCGGGACAGCCAGATGCTCTTGAGCTTGTCCGCCCATTCCTGTTCTTCGCTTGTTAACTCACGTCGCTTCGCCATGGGGCGAGGATATGAGCAACGCTTATCCTCAACAATCAGCATAGCTATTGAAATAACAATTAGCAGTGCTATTATTGCGGCAGGAGGTAGTCATGAATCCAATCCTTAAAGCCATAGATGCCTGCCAGACACAGGGCGAACTCGCCAGTCGGGTAGGGGTTAGCCAGGGCTTCATCAGCCAGCTAGCCAGAGGGGCGCGCCCCATTCCGCCAGCCCTTTGTCGGCGGATTGAGGAGGCGACCGGCGGCGTCGTGACCCGTCAGGAGCTTCGCCCGGATGTCTTCGGGTCTGAGCACAGCGCAGCGTGATTTATCTATTCGTCGTTCCATGGGAGACAAGGTAATGGACGAGCTGAACAAGGTCTTGGGGCAGGTGCCCCAAATGGTCAAGGAAGGTGACTCAGCGCGAGCGAAGCTGGAGGCCATCTGGCGAATCATGGGCTGGCACCGCTCCGGCATGCAGACCCAGATCGCCGGGGAGCTGGCCGAACGCTGGCGCACCCGCAACCAATCCCCGCAGATCCCCACCGACGATCCGCGCAAAGCCGCCAAGCGACTGGAGAAGATGTTCAACGGCGAGACATCCCTGCCGCTGGACCTGTCCCTGCTGTTTGTCGAGTGCCTGCCGGAGCCGTTTCGGGCTGCCGCGAAGGTGATGCTGTTTCCCCGCGGGCGTTCGGCCAGCGCGGATCTGGTGGACATCCTCAGCACCGACCAGCAGCACGACGAACGCACCGATCACCTGCGCTTCCTGCTGGCGACTGGCCGGTACAAGGACATGACAGCCGAGCAGCTTGATGCCGCCGCGATGGCGTTTGAGGACGACAGCCACAGCAGCAAAGAGCTGGCGGCGGCGTTGAGGGCAATGGCTGGCGAGAAGCGTGCAGCCTGAAACGAGAAAGCCCCGGCGCTGGCAGGCGGAACCGGGGCTTTGGTGGAGACTCGAGATGACTATACCGAAAGACGAAACGAAGCACCAGAGAGCCCAGCGGCTCGCCAGAGAGGCGGCAAAGCGCATGGCGTCCAAGCCGTGCGAGCGGACCCGCAGAACTTTGTTCAAGCACATCAGGAAGGGTCTGGAGTGAGTGTAAGGCTGATGTCGAAAGCATTTATGACGCCGCTGCCGGCCAGCCAAAAGCTGGTGCTGATCGTCATGTGCGACTACGCCAATGATGACGGCCTGTCCTGTCACCCGTCCGTGGCCCAGGTGGCCGTGAAGTCGAGCCTGAGCGACCGACAGTGCAAGCGCGTTCTCAAGCAGCTACAGGATGACGGTTATCTGTCCGTCATTGCGAACCCAAATGGAGGCAAGCCCGGCACAACTCGCCACTACAGAATTTCCATAGAACGACTTTCTACGGGTGACGCGGATGACACCCGTACTAGTGACACCCATGACACCCCTACGGGTGACACCGGTGACACGGGTGACAAATTGACACGGGTGACACCAGAGGCAAAGACGGGTGACACCGGTGACATGGGAGGGGTGACACCCAGGGCAAAGACGGGTGACACCCATGACACCCAACCCACCATAGACCCATCAGTAGAACCATCAGAGAACCATCAGAAAGAGGTTGTTCGTCAGGTTTTCGACCACTGGGTAACCGTGATGGGAAAGCAACCCAACCGAACCAAGCTGACTGACGAACGCAGAAAGAAAATCATTGCCCGCCTGAATGACTATCCCGTGGAAGACCTGATTACCGCGATTGACGGCTGTGCATCGTCGTCGTTCCACATGGGCGACAACCCTGAGGGGGCAATGCACAACAGCCTCGAATTGATCTTCCGCAACGGCGACAAGCTCGAAGCGTTCCGCGACCGGGCGGAAACGAAACCCAGGGGCGGCTTCAAGCCAGCACCGCCCAACCCCTACGGAGATTTTTGATGACCGACATGCTGAGAAACCATATCCAGGAAGCGGAGCAGGGCATCATCGGCGGGCTGCTGGTGAATCCGGAGACTCTGGCCCACCTGGATCTGACCACTGACGATTTCCTGAGCCCGAACCACCGGGAGATGTTCGACGCCATCCTGTCCGTGGCGAAGCACCAGCCGGTGGACTTGGTGACCGTGGGGCAGCACCTGGAATCCATCACCGGCCGCAACTGGCTGGTGACCCTGACCGACATGGCCCGCAGCACACCGTCCGCCACCATGGTGCCGGAGTACGCCAAAATCCTGCGAGACAAGGCGCGGCTGGTGAAAGCCCAGAACCTGCTCCAGGAGTACAAGGGGCGCATCGCTACCGAGGGCCTGCCCGCTATCGACAACCTGGCCAGCGCCCTCATGCAGCTTGGCATGGTCGGCCAGAGCCACGAGTACAGCACCACTGAAATGCTGCGCGCCGTGGTCAACGACCTGGAGGCGAGGCAGGCCGGCGACATCGCATCCATCCCCACCGGCTTGGTGGACGTGGATCACCTGCTGGGCGGGCTGCATGACTCCGATCTGGTGGTGATCGCCGCCCGGCCCTCGGTCGGCAAAACCGCGTTCCTGCTGAACCTGATGCTGAACAGCAACGCCGCCGGCGGACTGATTTCCACCGAGCAGCCGGTAACTCAGATCGGCCAGCGTCTCATTTCCCGCGAGGGGCGCTTTGCCGCTGCCCGAATGCGCAACCCCAGCGACATCAGCGACGCCCATTGGGCGGTGATCACGGCGACGGTCAAGAAGCTCCAGGACCGCAACAACATCTGGATCAACGACAACTGCGGACCGACCGTTGCGGACGTAGTGCGCCAAGCCCGGAAGTGGAAGCACGCCTATGGCATCAAGGCGCTGTTCGTCGATTACATCCAGCGGATCAAACCCGCCGACTCGACCCAGCCCAAACACCAGCAGGTGGGCGAAATCACTCGCGCCCTCAAGGACTGCGCCCGCGAGCTGAATATCCCGGTGGTGGCGCTGGCCCAGGTAAGCCGGAAAGTCGAGGACCGGGCCGACAAACGCCCGCACATGGGCGACATCAGCGACAGCTCCGAGGTCGAGAAAGAGGCCGACCAGATCCTGACCCTGTACCGCGATGAGGTCTACAACGAGAACTCACAGGACAAGGGAATCATGGAAGTGCGCGTGGAGAAAAACCGCCACGGGCCGACCGGCGCCGTCCGCGTCTACTGGCAACCGGAAATCATGGCCGTGGCCAACCTGTCCCGGGAGGTCGCATGAAACTGACCAGCAAGAGCGAGGTGGCGTGATGAACATCATCAAATACCACGAATGGCACGGTGAAATGGTGCAGGGCGACCCGCTGGTGGAATGCCCTGACTGCGACGGCTTCGGCTTGTCCCCTGACGAATGCGAGTGCTGCGGCACCGAGCTTGGTTCAGAGGAGTGCGGCCTGTGCAACGGCGATGGTCGGGTCCATTACTCGCAGGTCAATCAGTTCCAGCGGTCGCGGTACTTCACGCAGCGGCACTACCTGGATGCCGTGCTGGCTGATCTTGAAGCGTGGGCGGCATGGACCGGCAAAGCCACGGCCCTGGTCGCGCTGGAAGCCGGCTTTGTTCTGGCCAGCCGCATTTATGGCCGCCAGCAGTATCTGGTGGGCTGGGCGTCTGAGCGGGACAGGAGGGCGGCGTGATGAAAACCTCGGTCCGCGAATCCAGCCTCATAGCCTACGACACCCTCAAGACCGCCGACCTGGGCCGCCAAGAAAAGCAGGTGCTCGCCGGTGTGGCCCTGCTGATCCGCACCGGCCAGCACACCGATGGATGGGTCAGCCGCCGGCAGATCGCGCAGCTCACCGGCCTGGAAACGTCCACCGTTGCGGCGCGCACCAACTCGCTGATCGCAGCCCGCCGGCTGGTGGAGTCCGAGGATCTGACGCCGTGCCCGGTGACGGGTCGGAACGTGCATATGGTTTCCCTGCCTGCGCCGGCAGGCGAGGAGGCCGCATGACCCCATTCACCGACCCTCAAGCCGCCCTGGAAGAGGCCCAGTTCCAGGCCGAAATGACCGGCTGGCCCCAGGCCATCGTAACCACGCCCGAGGGCATGGCTGTCATGGCCAAACACAGGGCGCATGGCATGGAGATTCTGGAGGTGGTGCATGGCTAAACAGAAGCGAACCGTCCTGCTCCGCGTCACCGACGACGGCGCATTCGTGCCGGCCGATGACCTGAGTAAGCAGTTGCTCCGTCAGCGGAAGATTCGCCGGGGCGACCTGGTGTCTGCCGACCCGAAGAAGGCCCGCAACCCCACCGCCTGGAAGCGCGCCCACAAGCTGGCCCAGTTATTGATCGAGAACCTGGACGACTTCACCAACATGGACGCGCACAGCGTACTGAAGCGCCTGCAGTTCGAGGCGGACATCGGCTGCGAGCGGATGGATGTGAAGGTGCCCGGGTACGGCGTGGTCAGCCAGCGGTGGCCCAAATCCATGTCCTTCGACCAGATGGACGAAGGCGAATTTCAGCAGGTCTACGGTCAGTTCTGCCAGCACATCATCGACATGTACTGGAGCGGGCTGACCCAGGACCAGATCGAGCAGATGAGCAATCTGCTGGGGGTGGCAGCGTGAAGCGAATCTATTTTGTGGTCAGCAGAGGAACTTATCCAGGCGGCGCTATCGTTTCCCGTCGAGAGTTTTTGGTGACCGGGTCGATTACCCGGCAGATGGACAAGGTAGAGGATTTTATTCAAGAGCATTCCGAGGAGCTGGGTCGGCCATTAAACGGGCCACCTATCGTTTCCTGGTTTAAGTGCGTTGGCGTTGTGATTTTTGGTCGCCAGTGGAGGTGGAGCTGATGCAAGGCGGCAAAGCACCCACCGCGCGCCAAAAGCGGTGGCACCAATGGCTCCGCGACCAGGGCTGCGCCTGCTGCGGCATGCCGGCGGAGATTCATCACTGCGTAGGTTCCACCGGCAAGCACAGCAAGGTGTGGATCGGCCAAGATTTCGTGATTCCGCTATGTCCGCGCCACCACCGGCACGAGGCGTCCATCGACAAAAACACCGCCCAGTTTGTCACCGAGTATTACGGCGCACCCCGGGACATAGGCCGGCGGGGCATGGAGAAGCTGATCTTTGCCGGCCTGGTGGCGCACTACCGGCGCCAGAGGGGCGAGCTGCCCTGTTCGGCGGAGGTGCTGGCTGCGATTGAGGACTACCACCGTTAGAGGAGACCGCCATGATTGGCGTCATTAAGTGCGAAGAAAGTCTGGTTTTTGAGTTTCAGCCGCGATTCGGCGGGCCGTATTTCAAATGGCTTCAGATTCCGATTCCTAATGTTTTTCGTGGCTTGAGCGAGGGGGAGTACGGAGTTTCGTTCAGTCTCGGCAAGGGATGGAAATACTGGACGTTATGGGTTCATAAGGGCTCGGGCGTCGAAGTATGGGATCTCCGTAGGATCGCCAACAGGGTCCGTCAGCTTTGGAGCTGAAACCCATGCTGCCCAGCGAGAGCCAGGAACAGATCACCGTGGTGCGCTGGTTCGACCTGAGCCACCGAGACCTGAAAGGACGGCTGATAGCGGTGCCCAACGGGGCGCACCTCGCCGGCAGCGGGAAACAGCGGGCGATGAAGATGGCGCGGATGAAGGCCGAGGGGTTGCGTCCTGGCTTCCCCGACCTGTTCCTGCCGGTCCCGGCCCACGGCTTCCACGGGCTGGCCATCGAAATGAAGCGGCAGAAGGGCAGCACCACCAGCCGGGAGCAAATCGAATGGCTGGAATGGCTAGCCGAGCAGGGCTACATGACGGCGCTGTGCAAGGGCGCCCAGGCGGCTATCGACACGATCACGGGGTATTTGGGAGAGGCCAATGGCTGATGCAGCAGACCGAGCAGGCGAACTGATCGAGGAACGCATGGCGCAGGCACTGGCCGGCCGTGGCGCACCTGCGGGCGAGTCCGAGACGCACTGCGTGGATTGCGACGACCAGATACCGGAGCGGCGGCGGGCACTGGGCGGGGTCACCCGCTGCGTGGACTGTCAGGGCATTTTCGAGGCGAGAGGGCGGTGATATGGATGCGAATCGTGTTCCTTACGGCATATCGGCAGGCGAGATTGGGCGCCAGGGAGAAAGAAAATACTACTGGGGGTCGAGCTGCGCAGTCTCAGGCCATGCGCGAGGCGACGGGCTTTGCCTTAGGTACTCATCAAGCAATCGCTGCGTGTATTGCTCCAGAGCATCTCAGGTTAAGCGAAGGAAAGCGCAGATGGGTACTCGCACGCTTATGAGTCGCATCGACGAAAAGCGTGAGGAGATGCATCTGGCAAAGGAGCTAGCTTATATCGATGGGCTGGATGGCAGGCATGACACCAAGGGCGGGCAATGACATGGCGGACGTGAAGCGAGAAATCCATGACGCATACGCGATGTTCAAGATGCAGCGCGAGGGCAGCGGCGGGAACGCTCTTTCCGGCCGCATCTACGGCATGGCCAAGAATGTCTGGGCCGGCAAAGTCATGGCGGCGGTGGAGAACCAGCCCCGGCCGCTGGGAGACCTTTTGCTGATGTGCTACGCCCCGGAGTGGGAGACGCGGTCCTTCGACGTGATCCGGGCCTGCCTGTGGGGTGAATTTCTCCGGCGCTGCGGCAAGGACATCAACCGGGACCACACGCTGCGCAAGGCCAAGGCCATGACCGAAATTGCGGTGTTCGATTATCAGGCCCAGGCCCGGAACGGCCCGTTCAGCGTGGAAATGGTGTGCCAGATGCTCGGCGTTGACCAGAGCAACTGGTACAAGCCCGGGCGGAAGTGGCGGCTCTGGTACGAGCAGATGGGCCGGATCCTGAACCAGTGGGAGCGCGAGGCCCTGCGCCAGCCCCGGGAAGTGTGCGAGGAAATCATGGCGCTACGGCAAAAAGAAAGCGCATAACTGACCGTAGTGGGAATGACCGTAGTAAAAGTACCCTATTTGCCAGAGTCACAGATTGGCTCTGAAACAAGCCGGAACCCCTGACCCGGCCATCCCCGAGACCCGCCCCGTGCGGGTCTTTCTATTTCTGGACCTGACATGCCTAGATTCAGCGAACGCAGCAAACAGCGTCTGGCGACCTGCGACGCCGATCTGCAGGTGCTGATGGCTGAGGTCGTGCAAGACTTCGACTGCACCATCATCACCGGTCACCGCGACCGCGTGACGCAGAACCGCATGGTGGAGCAGGGCAAGAGCCAGGTCCGTTGGCCGAACAGCCGGCACAACAGCGAGCCCAGCGAGGCGGTCGATGTGGCACCGTATCCCATCGACTGGCAAGACCGGGAGCGCTTTCACTATTTCGCCGGCTTCGTGATGGGCACAGCGGCGCGCCTGCTGGCCGAGGGTCGCATGTCTCGCGCCCTTCGCTGGGGCGGCGACTGGGATATGGACACCCAGGTCAACGACAACAACTTCGATGATCTGGTGCATTTCGAGCTGGTATGAGCGACTTTCGGTCCTTCATAGCGCGCAACGGCTGGGCAAAGATCCTGCTGGCGCTGTGGGGCCTGACTTTGACCACCCTGGTGGTGATCAAGGTGTTCTTCGACCCGCCGGACATTCCGACAGGCACCGCCGCGGCGTTCGCCACCCTGTTTGCGCTGCCGCCCCTGGTGGTGAAGTTCTGGCAATGGCAGCGGGATAAGCCTGAATGAGCTGGGCGGTGCTGCTGAAAAGGGGTGGGCCGTACGCCGTCGTTCTCGCCGTGGTGGCCGCAATCGCATTCGGCGGCTGGGTTGGCCGCGGCTGGTACGAGGATAGCCGGGACCTGGCCGAAGAGCGGGGCGCCCAGGCCGCCATCGACGCCGCCATGGCCCGCGAATCCAAGATCGCCGAGAAGGTGGAGGGCCGCTTGGCCGACCTGAAGGCGAACGAACGCATCATTGATCGCGGGGTGATCCGTGAAATCCAGAACCCTGTTTATCGCAACGTGTGCGTGCCTGATTCTGGCCTCCGGCTGCTCAATGCGGCAGCCCGAGGCGAGACCGTACCAGCAGAATCTGCTGACCCGCTGCCCCGAGACTCTCCCGACCCTGAGTAACGGCGAGGCGGGCACGGTCCTGCGCACCATGACCGAGTGGGCCAGCCAGTATCACGACTGCGCCACCCGGCATAACGGCCTGATCGAGGCCATCCGAGAATGAAGCGCTGGCTGTACACGACCGTGTACGCCCTGACGCTCACGCTCATCATCGTTTTTCTTTTCTGGCTTGTGGCTGCGTGGATTGCGCGGCAATGGTGGAGATCGTCCCGGGATGACTGAAGAGGCACAGGAAATGTACAGCATTCCGCCACGGCTCGGCCTGCTCGAGCAGGAGGTCCATACGCTCAAGTCAGACATGGACGCCATGAAGCAAGAGCGGCTGCCGCACCGTGTCGGCAACCTGGAGGCCAGCATCCAAGACCTGAACGTGATCCGCCAGGACACCACGCAGATGAAGGTGGTCCTGGCCAAGATGAATTCGTTTGTGCGCGGCGCCGTCTGGATTCTCGGCGGGTTGGTCGCACTGGCAACCCTGCTGATCGCGCTGGCCGGCGTCATGCCGAAGATGGACGCGATCATCATCGAGAAATCGCCGCCTGTGCAGGTGGATGAGTAACAGCAACCCGGGCGGTGCCCGGCAACGATTAACTGGGCGGGGCCCAGGGTAGGAGGACTCAGCGGTGCTGACTCCCAAGCTGACCGACAAGCAACAGGCTTTCGTTGAAGAGTACCTGCGCGACCTGAATGCCACACAGGCGGCCATCCGCGCCGGCTACAGTGCGAAAACGGCTGCATCTGTCGGTAACGAGAACCTTAGAAAACCCCAGATAGCCGAAGCTATCGCCCAGGCCAAGGCTTCCCGGTCTGAGCGCACCAAGGTGGACGCGGACTGGCTGCTGAATCGCTTGGCTGCTGAGGCGGATGCAGACCTTGCCGACCTGTACAACGAGGACGGTGGGCTGAAGCCGATTCACCAGTGGCCGGAGATCTGGCGCAAGGGACTGGTGGCTGGCATCGACGTCGAGCAGCAGTACGAATACATCGACGGCGAGAAAGAGCCGTGCGGGGTTGTGGTGAAGGTCAAGCTGTCGGACCGCGTGAAGCGCCTGGAGCTGATCGGCAAGCACATCGACGTTCAGGCGTTCAAGGACCAGATTTCTCTGCCGCCGGAGGGCGTCACCGTCGTAGTCAATCGCCCCGGTGGAAATTAACCCGACGGTCCCCCAGGACCAGTTCATTTTCTCGGAGGCGCGGTACCCGGCCATCGTCGCCGGTTTCGGTGCCGGCAAGACCGAGGCGCTGATCGTCCGCTCCCTGCTGGGCAAACTGGCGCACCCTGAATCGGACAGGGCCTTCTACGAGCCGACCTACGACCTGATCCGGATGATTGCCTGGCCGCGCTTCGAGGAGCTGCTGTCAGACCTGAAGGTGCCGTACCGGCTCACGAAACACCCGCACAACGTCCTGGAGATCGACGGCTACGGCCGGATCATCTTCAGGAGCATGGACACGCCCCAGCGGATCATCGGCTTTGAGGTCGGCGATTCGGACGTGGACGAGCTGGATACGCTGAAACGGGACGACGCCGCCGAAGTCTGGCGCCGCGTGCTGTCCCGGAACCGGCAGAGGAAGGCGGACGGCTCGCCCAACACCGTCGGCGTGGCCACTACCCCGGAGGGCTTTCGCTTCGTCTACGAGACGTGGCACGAAAAGCGGCCGCCGGGCTACGAGATCATCCGGGCGCCGTCGTACAGCAATCCGCACCTGCCGGACGGCTACATCGACAGCCTGCGCGACATCTACCCATCGCGCCTGCTGGACGCCTACATCGAGGGCGAGTTCGTCAACCTGACGACTGGCACGGTGTACATCCAGTTCGACCGGAAGCGCTGCAACACGCACGAAACGGAAGAGCCGGGCGAGCCGCTGTTCATCGGCATGGACTTCAACGTCGGCCAGATGTCGGCGGTCGTCCATGTGAAGCGCAACGGCCACCCGGTAGCGGTCGGCGAAATCGGCAACGGCTACGACACGCCGGACATGGTGCGGCTCATCAAGGACCGTTACCCAGGTCATGCCATCCATGTGTACCCGGATGCCTCCGGGGGTGGTCGGCGCAGCGTCGATGCCAGCAAGACCGATCTGGCCATCCTGCGGGAGGCGGGATTCACGATCCACGCGCCCAAGCAGAACCCGCCGGTTAAGGACCGTATCAACGCGATGAACGCCGCCTTTCAGGGCGACTACAAGATCAACGTGGACCGCTGCCCCGGGTATGTGAAGTGCCTGGAGCAGCAGGCCTATAACCAGCACGGCGAGCCGGACAAGAAGCAGGGTCTCGATCATTTCCCGGATTCCGGCGGCTACTTCATCCACTACGAGTACCCGGTGATCAAGCCGGCCACCACCACCAAGCTGAGAATGAATTTCTAATGGCAGACGTGCAATTTGAACGCCAGGAGTACCTGAACGCCAAGCCGGACTGGGCACTGGTGGGCGACGTTTGCCGTGGCGACCGTGCCGTCAAGAAGCGGGGCGAGGAGTACCTGCCGAACCCGTCCGCTGTTGAGGAAAACCCGGACCAAAAAAAGGCGGTTTACGACCGCTATAAGCAGCGGGCCAGCTTCTACAACGCCACCGGCTACACCCGTGAGGGGCTGATCGGCGCCGTATTCCGCAAGGTGCCGACCTTCATTGCCCCGGACGCGCTCAATTACCTGGAGAGCGATGCCGACGGCGCCGGGGTGAGCATCTACCAGCAGAGCCAGGAGGTGCTGGGCCAGGTTCTGGGTAAGGGCCGGGCCGGCCTGCTGGTGGACTACCCAACCACCGATGCGCCGGCCCTTACCCAGAAC